CAACTGGCATTAGCTATATCTGGCTGCTTTCCTTACGCCACCACCACGGGCATATTTTTTGATTTTGCCACCGTGAGCATTCTTATTAAATAGTTTTTTATTTACAGCTGTATCTACTTTAGTAGAATACTTTAAATATTCTGTTAGTAATCTCTGCAATCCTATTTTAGTTTTTATACCTAATCTTTTAGCTTCATCTAGTATATTATTTTTTAGAGTACTACCTATACCTTTATGAGCTTGAATTTCCCTTTTAAGTTGAGCTGTAGTTAATTCCTGTTTTGCCTTACTAGTTTTAGCAGCTTCTAGTTCTTGTGATGTACCACCAAGTTCTTTAGATCCTTTAGACATATTTAACCTTTCTCACGCCACCACCTTTGGCGTATTTTTTAACATAACCACCTTTAGCGTTACCTTTTCCAAAAATAGATTCTCGTACTCCCGGATTTAATGCATTCTTAGCCATGGATTCATCTTCTACAGTATTATAAATAGATATAGCTTTATTAATCTGATTTCTTATTATAAC